TTCGGGGTTCAGAAAATCTGATTTACCAAATATTCTTTCAGCAGTTTTATCTGCATTCTTATAATATTTATCCGCCATTAAATCCATAAATTCTTCTAAATCATTAGAGTGAGGTAAATCATGGTTTTTGATGCGCTGTGCGGTGACTTGAATATAACCTGATACTTCAGTCATAGCTACCTGTGGGTGAACACCATACTGTTGCATGTATTCTATGGTTGAGGTTGATACTCTGCCACCATCCATCAGGTTTCGGTACATAAGCTCAAAGCCCCTACGCACATGGTGACGCTTCTCTTCTCTCTCGAAGGCTTCTTCGTCCCACTCGTCTATGTCCCACTTCTTTTTTATGTTCTCGTAGCTATCAATAAGCACCGCTATGTCTTTGATAGAGCCGTTTATCTTATGCTCCATCATTGTAAGGCCGTGTCTACCTGCTTTGAGTTTGGCCTCAGAAACAATATCATCAGACTCTTCAAGCTCTAGTAACTCTACACGCTTTTCAGCATGGTTTACCTGCGCCTCTGAAAGTGCCATCTTACGTTTCTCTACCTCTGCTGTAATCTGTCGAAGCATACGCATAGGCGAGTGACCGTTGAGCATAGTGAGTGTCATCATAGACAGAGTTGTCGCTGAGTTATTACGGTCAAACGCTCTCGTTGCCTTATCTATCTCTGGTAACTTCTCTGCCACCCTTGCAGCAGCTACCTGATTGATATTCTCAGACGCTTCTATAGGCAACGAAAACGTAATTGGTTTTGTTACTACGTTAGTCTTCTTTTTAGTCTTAGTCTTTCCCATTTTTTCTCCTTTAAGATGCATTACCTGATGCACCTGAAGCATATTGTAAAGCATTTACAAGATCAGCAAAATCCGTAGCGTTAGCTGTTGTTTGAATAGTAAATTGATTCATAGTATTAGTGCCTGTCTGACCATCTGAACCAGTACCCCCAAAAACTATACCCTTTGTGGTATTTGCACATCCTGCAGGGCCAAAATAGGGCGAGTAAGTCAGATCTCCAAAATCTGTTGCGTTTCCGGGTGTTTGCGTTGTAACATATTGGATTGTATTTGCAGTGCTACCTCCTGCTGCGTAGACTGATCTTGTCGCGTCTGAACAACCTGCATTGTTAGCATAACTTACTAGATCTCCAAAATCTGTACCGTTACCCGTGGTAGAATAAGTAAAATAATCTATTTTAGCGATAGCAGAGCCACCGCCAACTGAGTTAGGGTGTAAAGCTCTAGTAGCATCACCTGTACTACCTTGGCATCCTGTCGAAGGTATATTACTACCAGTATATATAAGATCCCCAAAATCTGTTGCATTACCAGTATTAGCTACTGTTACATAGTCTACAGTTTCTGACATATAACCACCGTCCAAAAACCCACCACAAAAAAGTAATCTTGTGCCGTTACTGTGAGCGCCTTTCGGGTTTCTAGCTACTGTTAGGTCACCGAAGTCAGTGGCATTACCCGGTGAGGAAGGGGTAATGTATTGCATAACATTCAACCTAGAACTAGCCGTGTAATCATAACCTCCTCCAAAAATAGTTCTAGAAGAAGAACCTGCGCTCTGGAAAAAAGCATGCTGACCAAGAAGATCTCCAAAGTCTACAGAATTTCCTGCGGTTGTAATGTCAAAACGCTGTATTTCATTATAGTTATTTGCTGCATTTCTACCTGCAGCTATACCACGATCACCACTCCAAGCATTACTAGTGGGAGCAGTAGTTCCAAGCCAATCTTTCCATTCATTATTCATGTAGACTTTATAGATGTCATTATCGCTGTCCCACCAAGTGTCTCCGTTAGATGGGCTGCTAGGCTCGGTAGCTCCTTCTGTATGTGTAAAAGCTGAAAGTCCACTGTCAGAACCGTTTATGTTAAAGCCGTTAGAAAAGTTAACAGCACCAGTACCTGCTCTATCACTAAGTTTTGTTACTTTTAAAAATTCACTCATGATGCTGCTCCTGATGCACCTACGCCTGTGTAACGTGAGTGGTCGGTTGATATAAGATTTCCAAAGTCTGTGGCATTGGCTGCTGTTTGTATAGTTACTTTCTGTATTTTATCATGGTCGCCACTACCACTAGCAAAATCTTCACCACCCATTATTACTCCAAGCGTTCCGTTACTAGCTCCTTGAGGGCCTGACCTGCCAGTATCGAGGTTACCAAAATCTGTAGCGTTACCTGCGGTTTGGATGGTTATGTAAGCCATTTGATCGGTTGCGTAAGGGCTGCTAGGTATATACCCACCTACAAATAAGCCTCTTGTTGTATCCGCTATAACTCCTGTATGTCCTTCGTACACAGCAACTACAAGATCTCCAAAATCAGTAGCATTACCTGCGGTTTGCGTTGTAACGTAGTCCATAGTATTTGAATAACCCGGCTCACCCCCTCCAAACACAGAACGAGTTGCGTCATTTGTACTGCTTATATAATCTTCAGTCACTGTACGATCACCAAAGTCAGTGGCATTACCCGCTGAAGCTATTGTTATGTAATCCATAACATTCGATTTATTACTCCCGTCATAACCCCCTGCCCAAATACCTCTGGTGGCATCTCCTGCTGCCCCTATACGGTATCTAGATAACGTCAGGTCACCAAAATCAGCAGCATTACCTGTTGACGCAGAAGCCCAATATTGAAGAACATTTGTGGATGCTGCAGGGCTAGTAACTTTGTACCCACCGCCCACAACAATCCTAGTGCCATTTGATACAGCAGCAGCACTGTGAAGAGCAAAAACTAAGTCACCAAAATCTGAAGCGTTTCCACTACCTGCGGAAATATCAAAGTATTGTATATAGTTAGAAGCCCCGTTACCGCCCGCACTAAAACCTCTAGGGCCAAGATAGGCGGGAGTAGTAACAGTCGTTCCCAACCAATCTTTCCACTCATTGTTCATATATACTTTGTATATATCATTATCGCTATCCCACCATGTATCCCCATTGCTAGGACTACTTGGTTCATTTGCTCCCTCTGTGTGCGTGAAGCTTGAGATGCCACTGTCAGAACCGTTTACATTGAAACCATTAGAAAAATTGACCGCCCCTGTTCCTGCCCTGTCACTAATTTTTGTAACTTCTTCGGCGGTACTCATGAAATAGCATCCACATCTGCACTAACTGTGGGGGTCTGAAATGATGAAGAAGGGCCATAAGTACCTGAAACATGATCAACTAATGAAAAGCTGCTTGTAACATCACTAACTGAAAAAGAAGTGTGTGTATATAAATTTTGAGTCAGCGTAGCAGCAGTGTGGGTTTTATCTGTTATAACAAGATTCGTATATGTACCTGCGGCTATAGTGGCAGGTAGTTTTACTGGTGCGAATAAATAAGTACTACCTGCATAATTACCATAACCTATTATAACATTCCCATTGGAATCCATGTTAATAGAATCAGGTAAGCCAAAGTCATTTGTTGTGCTATTATTTGTCATTATAGTATGGGCATCTGTAATATTACCACTTGTATCAAACTGAGCTAAAACATTTCTATCTGCACTAGTACCTGACTCTGCGTGTACATATATCTTATCGTCAGAATCTATAACCATACCAAAAACATACCTTGCATTGGCTGTTCCATTAAAATCTTTAGCCCATGTTATATTGCCATTTGTTTTATTAAGTTTAAGTAATGATGCTTGATATGTACCTGAACCAACCCTTGAATAACCTGCAAAGTATGGTTCACCTGTACTGTCAATGACAGGCCTAGAGTAGAATACATCTGTCCCAGTTGAACTAGCAGCCCTCTGCCCACAAATTGATCTCCACTGTAATGCCATTGAACTATTAAATTTCATAGCTAGTGCATGATAATTTGAACCACTACTAGTGCCTAATGCCCAACCACTTATATATACGTTATCATCAGAATCTATGTTTATACCGTAAGCGGATTGACTGTAATTTTGAGAGGACGTAATTCTCCAAACACCTTGTAAAACAAGACTGCTATTAATCTTAGATACAAAAATATCTTGAGAGCTACCAGTAGATGAAGAGAAAATTCCACAACTCCAGATATTACCACTAGAGTCCATAGCTGAATCAATAAAATCTGTAGCATACGAGTTACTTGAAATAGTGTTCCATCTAAACCACTTTACAGTATCGAGAGAGCCATCAGTTGTTGATACTTTAGTTATCTGTGCTACTTGAGGATCAGGGGATGAATCGCTGTTGTAGTTTTCCCCCCAACCGTAATCATGCCCACAAAGAAATAGTTTAGTACCGTCAGAACTTACTAGTCCTGTATTTATTCTAGCATAATAACTGTTAGTACCATATGCTTTCGTCCATTGATGAGCGCCATCTGTATCTAACTTAGTAAAAAGACCGACATTTCTACCTTCATCTGAACCCACCACATATATATTACCACTACTGTCAGAAGATATTGAATTAGGTAAAGGGTACATACTACTACCTGTTGCACTCGTTATATTAGAAAACGTTAGTCGGGTAAACCAACCTGTAGTAGAAGCAGAAGTACCGGCTAGACTAATCTCTTTAAACTCACCATCGATATACCGGTAAAGTTTTTCGTTGGTGCTATCCCACCAAAAGTCACCTGTTGAAGGGCTACCGGGTTCGCTGCCAGATGAGGTGTACCCCTGCTCAATGGAAGCGCCACCTATTTTAAGTTTTTGAGGGAGGTCAACAGCACTACCACTATTGGAGATAGTATTTACTCTTAGTGTACTCATATTACTTCCTATCTAAGTCCATAGCCTTCAGGTACAGTAGGCCAAGTCACATTTTGCGGAAAGCCTGACTGGTCAGTTATATCGAGCAATGCTTGCCGATAGTCAGTCCATTTTGTTCTTTCTGCCTCACCTATATCATTCCAACGCAAGTTATTTGAAACTATAGGGTCAACATTGGTTTTTAACAACATATCTCTCTGAAATCTTACATTTGCGGCTTGCGCTTGGATTATCTCTTCAGACGTAGGCGGAACGTAAGCAGCATAACTTGACCCAATCATAGATAACAATTCTTCGTTACTTATACTGCCATCAGGGTCATCAGGTCTTAATGTGTAAGGTATCCACCCAAATTCGGGATGATTTATGTCAACATCAAATTCAGTATTATCTTCATTAAGAGACTTTGCGTTTCTTATTTCTTCTATATGCCAAACTTTTGGTGATGTCATTTTATGAAATCCTTACGAATAAACTTTGGTATCTTGCTTGTCTCTCTGTGAGCATATTTCGCCATGTTCCTGAATACCCAGTTCCTGTTGTTGTAGAATAACTACTTGATCGACCTGAAGTGCTTCCTCCCACCCAAAGCTGACTTTTTGAAGGTTCATATAACCCTTGTCTAAGCTCAAAACTAGAATGTTCATAACCACAACCTAAGTGGCTTGCTGATATAGTACCACCTGCTGACACTGTATAAGAAGTATCAACTGTGGTTACTGCGTCCGAATTGGAGGGTTTTAAAATAGATGCCCAAGTGTAAACTCCTACATTACCATATCCCAAAGCATCTGCCGGGCCACTATCAGTTATATTACCAGAACCTAAAATACTGTTTCCGTCCAATGTTCTAAAACTATTTGCATTGTTTTGTATGCCACTAGAATCTAAAACTGTTGTGCCATTTATCTGAAACCCCATTATGAAATCCTAGCCAGAAATAAGTTCATATGCCTACCTGATTGTGTGTCATACGCTTGATGACTAAGAGAGCGCCATGTTCCAGATTGAGTGTTAGCAGTTAAATCAGAAGTAGGATGACCATATGATGTATCCCAAGAGCGGTGTCTTCCACTTGTTATAAGCACCATTAGAGTTGATCCTGCCACAGTTGTTCCTGCATTAAAATTATTGCTGCCTGTTGAAGTAGAACTATACTGCATGGTGTAAGTACCGACACCACCATAAGTTGTGGGTCTTATATATTTCATATCGCCAGAACCAACTATGCTAAAACCATTTACTGTTTTAGGAAAAGCAGAGGACGCAAAATTTCTGGAGCCATCTATAATTGTTGTTCCGTTTACTTGGAAAGCCATTATGAGATCCTCATGTATATACTGCTCGGCCTATAAGAGGTTCCCCATTCCATATAATTGGCTATAGGTGTCCAAGTACCAGAATAATTTGCAATATAATCTGTGCCTGATGTTTGTCCCGATAAGTGATTACTAACTTGCCAATAGCCGTTAGTTATTCTCCAGTTGCCCTCGTTTAGTGGGTAAGCTCCATAACTTTTCCACTCGATCATATCCCTGATGGACGAACCTGCACTGCCAGTTAATGGCTCCATACCTGCATATTGAACGCCTGTATTACCTACAAAACTAGTATTAAAAGAGTTTGTAGGGGTTCCCGAATAGGTACTTAAATTATCATGGGCGACACCAAGTGCAATACTACCTACGGAGTTACGAGTAGTGCCAAAGGTTCCAACAGCAGACGTATTAGTAGTCATTGAGCCTGTACCTGTCATAGCCGTGCCTTGTGCGGTTTTTAAACCATTAGTAAAAACACCACTACTATTTACATACTCAACACCGTTAACCTGAAAGCCCATTTAATCTTTCCTTTAACTTATTTATTTGCTCTTGTTGGCCTTTGACTGCTTCAATAAGCACACCGATTAGGTTGTTGTAGCTTACTGACTTCTTACCTTTTTCATCTGTTGAAACTGCATTGGGCAGGACTTGCTCTACATCTTGGGCTAATACACCCTCTGCACTTCCTTCGTTGTCTCTCCAATCAAAGGAAACGCCTGTTATTTTTTCTAATATACCTAATGGATTTTCTATTGGAGCAATATTTGTTTTTAAAGTTGCGTCTGAAGTGGCGTTAAATGTAGCAGCCTGAACAACTCCTGCGTTAGTAATTCTTGCTCTTTCTGTGAATCCACTTTGAGCGCTTGGATCAGTCGATGTGCCGAATACAAGGTTTGCTGTACTATCAAAAGCAAATGTTGGTTGACTGGTGCTTTCTACATTGATTGCGAACTCACCAGTACCACTGCTAGGAGATGATCTTCTGAATGTGAGAAACCCATTAGTTGTATGTTCAATGTCAAGCTTATTCTGAGGGGAGCTAGTCCCTATACCTAATCGGTCATTTGAAGCATCGAGGTTAACAGTTGCTGTTGCTAAGTGTGCGTCAACGTCACTATCTGAATAACCTGCAGGAGGAGCTGCCCAAGTTAATCCACCTGTATTTCCTGACTGTGCTGAAAGAAAGTATCCATTTGTAGGTGAGTTACTTACTTTTAAATTATCTTCGTCAACTACGTTACTTGCAATAGCTGTTGCACCATCAGCAGAGCTTGTAACCTCGCCACTATGATTAGGATGAACATAGTTGTTAGCACTTGTGGCTACTCCTGCTAGTTTAGTTTCTTCTGCCGTTGTATAAGAAGCTGTTGACCCATCTATTATACTAGCTGAATCAGCTAAATCTGCGAATTGTCTGTTTCTTGATTTTGTCACGATGCTGCTCCTGACGATGCCCGACATCCTAGATTTCCTGCAAGAAGATCTCCAAAATCTGTGGCATTTCCTGCGTTTTGTATTGTTACACGATCTATTACATTAGTTCGAGCTACACTGGCTGTACCTCCGCCACCTCTAATTGCGTAAGTGGCATCATTTGTTCCTGCAGGAGTCTCAACCTGTTCCGTTAGATCTCCAAAGTCGGTGGCGTTACCCGCTGTCTGCGTTGTAACATAAGAAATAACATTACTCCTATAAGGCGAACCAGATGTTTCACCGCCCATAAACAAAGATCTAGTAGCATCGCTTGCCCCTGCTAACTTTTTAGTAACTTGCGTCAAGTCGCCAAAGTCCACGGCATTACCTGCATTAGCTGTTGTAATGTATTGAATGGTATTTGCACTGTTGTCGCTACCTGCAAACAAACCACGAGTAGCATCAGAAGTCCCTGCCTGACGCCTGTCTGCTGCTAATAAATCGCCAAAATCTGCCATATTTCCTGCAGTATCAATAGTTACAAACTGAATAGTATTTACTACCGCATTTGAACTAGTACTCATGTAACCACCTGCGAAGATACCTTTAGTTCCATCAGAAAGGGCAGCGTGACCACTGCCAGTCTCTAACATGTCGCCAAAGTCCACGGCATTACCTGTTGTTGCTGTAGTAACGTAGTCTATAACATTTGAAAGAGAACTAGCGTAACCGCCACCAAAGATAGCCCTAGTTCCATTAGAACATGCAGCCCCATCTGCCCTAGCAAGCGTTACATCACCAAAGTCAGCAGCGTTTCCTGTCGTAGCAGGGGCAACATATTGTATGGTATTTACATTTGCAGATGCTGCAGTCGTGTAACCTGCAAAAAACAACGCTCTAGCACCATACCAAATCGCGCTACTGGCAGAAGCGTTTAGCTCAATCTCCTTAAACTCACCTGCTATATAAACCTTAACTTTATCGTTAGCACTGTCCCACCACAAGGCTCCATTTTTAGGGCTGCTAGGCTCCGTACCAGAAGATGTATACGAGTATGTGTTTAACGTAGTAAGTGCTGAACCCCCAGAGTGTGTAGGAGACACAGGAAAGTTTGGTTTTCCTGAACCTGCTGCATTTTGTACGTTATCAACTTTTATTTCAGTCATTATAGCAACACCCACCTAGCTCCTGAAGGGACTGTAACAGTCGCTCCACTATTTATCGTAATCGGGCCTACCGACATGGCATTTTTATTTGTAGTTAAAGTATAACTTGTTGTAACTGTGGTAGAGTTTTCGTGAAAAACTGTGTCACTACCACCACCAGTAGCTCCACCACCCCCACCAGAGATAGTAGAAAAGCTAAGTGTCCCACTACCATTTGTAACTAACGCTTGCCCATTTGACCCATCAGATCCGGGCAATGTAAAGGTGTTTGAGAATGTGGAAAGATTGCTATCGCCAAGCCCATATTCCACAACTTCTACTTTGTCATTTACAGCAGCGCCATTATCCAAGACAACACTTGTGCCATTTGTTGCTGTATAATCTCCCTGTAGTAGCTTAACGCCGTTTAAAAAGACATCAATAGTTCCTACTGTGTAGTTTACCGAAAATGTCGTTTGGTTTGCTGTAGCTGTAAACTCGTTAACATTAAAAGCATTAGGAGCTAAAACTAGGTCTGCAGCAGAAGGACTTATAAAAACTTTTGCATTACCGCTAAGATTTAGTAGAGATCCTGTAGAACTAGAAGTTAAAACTCTGGTTAGAGTAGTGCCTGAGTGAGTGTAAACACCTGTCCCAATCTCCCAAGCACTAGCTCCATCTTCTATTACATACCTAACAGTATCCCCGTTACTAACACCTCCAGAGGCAAAAGTTTGGTAGCCTGATTCCGCTGATCCTAATGTTACAGTACCAGTACCAGTTGTACTTGTACCTACCTTAACTCTATCTGCGAATTTGACCACAACACCACCTTCAGACTATGCTATGCGAATGATAGCGTTAGAAGCATCCGCTGCAGGAAACTGAATAGTAAAGTCACCTGCTGTAGAGGTCTTGTCAGAACCGAAGTCTAACACAACCACTGTGTCCGTTGTACTTGATCCACTACCTGTTGTGGTATTGTAGATCAAAGCACCGCGAGCAGTTACAGTAGCATTTGAAAATGTCAAATCAGCAAAGTCAGTCAGAGCTGTTGTTCCCGATGTTGAGGGATCTACTCTTGTTAGAGTTCCACCACCTGCGGTATAGCCAGATCCGCTTACTTCGTTAGAAGTTGTATAAGCAGTTGTAGCTGCGTTAAAAGAGGCGCTGTTTGTATACATTGCTAATTTAAATGTATCACCTCCTGAGTTTTTGAAGTTATGCGCTCCCTCAAGAAGTTCTTGCTTGAAGGACGTACACATGTAGTTACCAGAAAATGCCATATCATAATCTCCTTATTAGTTCGGCAAGTTTAGGATGCCCCGCGTCTTTCAAGGCATTATACACGGTTGTGCGGTCACTGCGAATAGCTTCTCGCATATAAAATGCAACCACCTTTTCCATG